ACATCAACTCGACATGCTTCCATTTCAATCTAGTGGATCCTACGGCAACACCCAAGTGCTTGCCATACCTGAACACCGGCCTCTTCTTTGGGAAAGGTAAGGTGATGGGCAAAACCGATGAGACAACTGATCCTAGGCTGATGACAGCGGTGATCAATGAGGTTGTAGGCGGTGCCCGAGCAGGACGACAGTCAGACATATTGAAGCAATATCTGTCTCTTCATAGCGAGAAGATCGCAGAGGAGTGTCGTGGGCGGAATCTATTCATTCCTATCGAACTTGGTGGGATGGGTATCGATATGCCCTCTGGATGGAAAACTGATGTCACCATCGCCCAGCAGACCCTCGCTGGAAAGATCATGGCTGCCAATCCGAACATGTGGCAGACTGGTCTTGGCCCGGCCCCCTCAGGCTCGGTGGACGAACGTCCGCCCCCCGAGGAGGCACCCTGGCTTGCGCCGACACAGGAGAAGATACCGTATCGTGGAGTAGGAGCTGGCATCCGCCGCTCGAAGAAACGAAAGGGATTTTTCGAATCATCCGGACTTGTTTTCCGACCACTTGGGAAGCGCAAGTGCTTTCTCCGGACAGTCGTCACAGACCGTCGTCGTCCTTGTGCGGATTTCGTCCCATACGAAATCTCGCAAGTTGAAGAGGACTTCGCAATCTGTCTCATTAACATGACTGCCGGCAGTGTCTATACGCTCGAGGAGCTCGCCGTCACGGCTCGGGCTCACTTGCCACGATTGGTTGTTCACCATCGTGATCGTGACTGTACCATCGATGAATCTCTAGGAGAGTGGTCTCGCTTAGGCGAGTCGCTCCGACTGGACATCGAGATGGACCACGAGTTGGACACTCTTCTCACTGCTGTGGCTTGGATCGCACAGTGAGGGGGGCACACGTCTTGACGGGCATTAGTTTGGTGCTAACAGACGTAAAAGATAACGAAATGGACGATACCTTTGTCCAGGATTTCAGGTCTACGAGTAAATAAATACCCAAAACGATAAACCATGGATCGTACCAAGAGAGATGTTAACCCAGATCTCGGATGTGTCTAACGACGGCACGGGTAGCCAATATGGAAAGGTCTAGGACCCTCTTCCAAACTGCGGAAAGGAGTTTGTCACTCTGCTTTCAGTCCAGATGAGCTAGGACTTCCGCGCTGCTACAGCATTGGTAACTGTAGACGAACCGTCTCTGGATTGCAACCAGGGCCTGAAATTAAATGCAGAACCAATCAAACAAACAACGTGGAGCGTCACGAAAGAACGCAGGATTCGTGGTTGTCGAATCCAAGCGCGGTAAGCGCCGAAACAAGCAACCAAGCCAACCCAAGCAACAGCAGGCTCCCGCGGCGGTCGCATCCAAGCGATACTCCAGCAAGCCTGTTGAGACCCCTATGAAGGGGGGCGGTCGCGCCTTGAAGTTTTGCGAGTACGTCCAAGACATCAACGGTTCCGTCCTCTTTGCTGCGAATTCGTTCGCCGTCCAGCCGGGCATCTCCCAGATGTTCGCGTGGCTTGCCTCCCAGGCAGCCTCGTACCAGGAATATCGATTCCGGTCCCTGAAGTTCCGCTATGAGACTGAGAAGTCCAGTGCAACTTCGGGTAAGCTGATGATGGCGTTCCAGCAGGATGCCTCTGATCCTGTTCCTGTGAACAAGCAGGAAATGCTGGAGAATGAGTTCAAGGCAAAGTGTGCCGCTTGGCAAGAGATCGAATTCAGTGTCCCTGTAACTGAAGCTCTTGGTCGAACTCGGTACGTTCGTACTGCTACCTTGGCAGCGAACCTGGACATCAAGACCTACGATCTGGGGAACCTGATCGTTGCCACCAATGGTTGCGCCGATACCAGCGCGATTGGTGAGCTTTACGTCGAGTATGTCATCGAGCTCGTGACTCCGGTTCTGAATGTTGCGAACCTCGCGTCTGCTACCTCAAAGACGATCACTGGCGTTGCGCCTTCGCAGACCTCCTGGATGGGCGTCGCTCCAACTCTCGCCGCGGGATTGGATGTCACCTGTACCGGGAATG